AGCCCCACCGCACTCAGGATGCCGTTCAGCACATTGCTGGTGCGCTGCTGGTGTTCGCTGGATGCACTGTTGTACTGGTTCTGCCGGTACTGCAGGCCGTTCAGCCAGTTGCTGTAGTCGTTCTGGTAATTCTGGTAGTCCTGCTTTTCCGCATTCTGCAGGCCGTTCAGCCGGGTCTCCAGCCCGGTGCGCCGGGCCGTGTATTCGTTCCGGCTCTGGTCCTGCAGGCTGTTCAGCACGTTGTCCAGGTTGTTCATCGTGGCGGCATAGGCGTTCTGGCCCGCCTGGGTGCCGTAGCTGCTGCCATAACCGCCGGTCTGGGCGGCGGCATTGGCCTGGGCGTTCTGGTTCGCCAGCTTGGCCGAGCGGGTGTACTGGCTCTTGTACTGCTGGTAGGCCGTGTCGGCGTCCGGGTCGTAGTCAAACTCTTTCATGCCGTCCAGCTGGCCCATCACGTCCTTGATCTTCGGCTGGTACTGGCTCACATAGTCCGCCGGGCGGGTCTTTTCGTAGTTTTCCAGCTCCGTCCGGGCATTGCTCAGTCTGCTCATTCCGTTTTCTCCTTACTGTTCAAAAAATTCTCGCTCATGTTCTCGCTGTCCAGGTTGGTCAGCACATACCCCAGCTGTTCCTGCAGCTGGTACAGGTAGTTGCGCAGCGCCCGGGCGTCCTCCGGGTCCATGCTGCTGCCAAAGCTGGGCAGGCTGATGCCGTTCAGCCCCGCTAAACTCGCCATGTTCATCCCTCACTTTCTCGGCCCGGCCCCGGTCACCCGGCCGCCGGTGGTGCCCGCCAATGTAAAGGCCATGCTCCGCAGCGCGATCTGCCCCGTGCCGCTCAGCTTCAGCCGCAGGGTGTCGTGTCGGCGCGGCTCAAAGGGCAGGTTCAGCCGGTCGTGGTCTCCCGTGGCCGCTGCCGTGCGCAGGGTCTCCCAGGGGCCGCCATCGTAGCTCACCGCCAGCGTCACCACGCTGTGGACCTGCGCGTCCAGCCGCAGGGTGATCCGGCTGATGTATTTGTCATCCGTCTCGGTCAGTCCAATGTCCCCGCTCACCGCCTCAAACTGCAGTGCCGCCTCGGCTTCCCCTTCTGTTTCCCGGTCGGGGTCTGCCGCCCACAGGGCCCGGCCATCCCACAGGTACAGCTGCTGGCCGGTGCTGGCCATCTCGTAGCCCACGGCGCTCTCTTCGTGCCACAGGCCCCGCTCCGTGTCGTACACCAGCAGCCGCCCGGCGCTGTCCCCCTGCCGGCGCAGGTACAGGTAATACCGCGCGTCCAGGCTTCCAGCAGCGCACCACGCGGCCCCCGTCAGCTTCCCGGTGTCCAGCGCGCCGGACACCTTGCTGGGCAGGCTGCCGTCCCAGGCCATCACCCCGCCGGGCGAGAGATAGTACAGTGTCTCGTTCAGCACGCACAGGCTGTGGGCGGCGTTGGCTGCCACGCCCCGGCACCGCACGCTGGAGAGCTGGTAGTCGCTGGGTTTGGAGCCGTACAGCTTGTGGATGCAGTTTTCTTTGAAAAACAGCACATACCCCATGCAGCTGGCCGCCCCGGTAAAGGCCCCGTCGCTGCCCACGCTCACGGCATAGCTGTCCGAGGCAATGCCCCGGTAACTGTACCAGTTGGTAGGGTCACCCAGGCGGCAGGCGTAAATGGTGTTTTCCTTCTTGCTGCAGCCCCACACCCGGTTGCCCTGCTCGGTCACAAAGTCCAGCTCCGGCACCCGCCGCTCCAGCGTGATGCTCACGGCCAGGCCCTCATTCTCGGTGCGTGCCCCGTCCAGGCTGCGCCAGCTGGTGCCCGTGGCCGTCACCGTCCAGCTGCCATAGTACCGGCTGCTGTCCTGGGCCGGGGTCAGGCTGGCCACAAGGTCGTCTCCTTCCAGCGCCTGCACCACGATCTCTCCGTTCAGGTCTGCCGCCAGCGCGTCACACACCGCCTGCGGCATGCCGGTCAGGGTCACCGTGTCGCCCTCCTTCAGCAGGCTCCCGATCCCCGGGCAGGTCATGCGCACCGTGTTCACCAGCACCTGCACCCACTTGCCGCTCTTGGCGCTCCACTTTTCCAGCACGCTCTCATAGTCGTACAGGTTCCCGGCGGCGCCCTTCAAAAACAGCTGCCCGTCCTCCGGGCTCTCCGGCTCCGTGTCGCCTGCACCGGCCACCTCGTATACCTTGCCCTCCGTGTCGCAGGGGCACACGGTCATCTTCCGGTCGCCCAGCTCCCACTTCGCCCCCAGCGGCTCCAGTTGGCCGGTCTCAGTGTCAAAGGCCAGCTTATCCGGCCAGATCAGCACCTTGCTGCCCATGCCGGCCAGTTCCTTGCGATCATCGGTCAGCACATTCTCCAACGTCACCGCCGCCGTGCGGCCCGCCTGCCCGTCCGGTGCGTATTCCAGCCCCATTCCCCGGCAGATCAGCAGCCCGTTCAGGTGGTACATGCCGTTTACTTTTTCCACATCCCGCACCTTCTTGCGCAGGGCCCTGGTCTGCAGCGCCGGAAATCCCCTGCCGGAAAAATTCAGCGCCGCCGAGAGCTCCGCCTCGCTGCAGCTGTAGGTCTCGTTGATGCCCCCAAAGGCCCGCAACAGCTGCCGGCTGCCGGTCAGCTGGTTCAGGTTCGTCCCGTCGATCATCTCTCAATACCTCCACTGCACCCCGCCCGCCGGGGGGTATTTCTGCCGCATCCAGGCTGCAAACTCCTGGCAGTAGTCACTGTACATCTGCAGCTCGTTCACCGCCCGGGCCGTCTCGCCCAGGGCCAGGTCCATCTGGGCGCACAGCCAGTGCTGGTACAGTGCGCTGAAGGCATCCGGTGCCAGCAGCTGGGTGTCATACTCCAGCCCGTCCCCGGCCATGTCCGCGCCCACGGCGTCAAAATCGCCGCAGGCCGAGCGGTTCACCACCGTCTGCCGCAGCCGCGCGTCGCACTGGCGCAGCCACATCTGTTTCATCTCGTCCGCAAAATCATTGTTCGGCCGCATCTGGTCGCAAAGTTCAATCGCCTTTCCTGCCGTCATACTCTGTCTCCCTTCAGGTCTCCAGCTCCACATCCTCGATCACAGCCCGCAGTTCCAGCTGTGCCAGATACAGCCCCATATATTTCTGCTGTGTCCGCAGCAGCTCTAGCGGGCAGTCATGTTTCGGCTGCTCCGTGCCTGCCATCGCCGCCGCTTCCACGCAGTTGCAAAAGGCTTTCAGCTTCTCGTAGCGGATCTTCGTCTGCTGATACTCTGCCACAAACCGTTCCTTGTAGTCCGTGCTCAGCATCCCGTCCACAGTGTCCTTCAGCTCTTTCATTCAGTTTCCCTCCTTAGCAAAAACACCCGGCACAGCAAGTGCCTGCCGTACCGGGTGTTCTCTTCACGTTGTTCTTACAGCTTCTGCAGTGCCGGCACGTTCTGCGCCGCCGCCTGGGCCGCCTCGATCTTTGCGTTGGCCGCGTTGTCCATCTCTTCGCTGTGGCGCAGCACCTCGGCCACCGCCGCAGGCACCTCCACGTCCACGCCGCGCTGGATCAGGTACGCCTCGCCGTTCACGCTCACAAAACGGGCGCTGGAGTAGCGGCCGTTGTCCTTGAACAGGTGGATTACCTCGGTGGCGGGCTTCTCCGCCTGCACGCCCTGGCTGGCCTTGTCGTCCTGGGTTGCTGCTTCCGCAGCCTGCTGCGCGGTTTCTTTCTTTACTGCCATTTGTTCATCCTCCGTTCCTCAGTTTGCCTTCGCCTTGGCGCTGTAGCGTGCGCTGCAGCTCTCAATGCGCACCATGTACTGCTCGCTCAGGCGCTCGGCGGTCTTCACGGCCTTCCAGCCCACAGAGGCGCGCTGGTTCAGCGGGTCGTCGCCATAGCCCAGCTGCTTCACGATGTGCTGCAGGCCGCCGCCCTCCAGCTCGGTGGTGGCGTAGGCGTGGGCGCCCAGCACCAGAGTGCCAAACACCGCAAGGCCCGAGGGGCAGCCGGTGCCGGTCCAGATCTTTGCCTCGCTGGTCTCCACAAAGCGCACGTTGCCGATCTTGCCGATCTCGCCCTCAAAGATCTCCTCGGGGCTGGCGTACTTGTGGGCCTCCACCCAGGCCGGGTCCTTCTTCAGATCGTAGGCCGTGTACGGGTGGATGATGCACACATAGCTGCCGCCGGCAGAGCCGATGGGGTCGGCGTTCTGCACCTTCAGCTGGGCCACCGCCTGCTCGATTAGGTCCACCGTCAGCTGGGCCGTGGCGTCCAGATCCGCACGGCTGGTCACCGGGGTCTCTGCACCACCTGCGCCGATCTTAGGGGCGTAGATTACGTTGGTGCCGCCGGCCAGAATGTCGCGCACAATGGTGTCCATGGTACGGCCGCTCTGGCTTGCCAGCACGCTGGTGGCCTGCACCACGTTGTTGTCAATGGTGGTCATCTGCACCATGTCGGTCAGGGGCACCCAGCCGCCGTACTGGTGCACCTCAGCGGTCACCGTGGTCACGGTCAGGGCCTGGCCTTCCGGGGTCACGCCCTCGGTCAGGGGCGTGGTGGCCTTGGGCAGCGCGTCATACTTGCGGAACTCGATGGTCTTGCCGTTGTTGGCCGGGATCGGGTAGCTGTCGCCGAACTGGTCATGCACCAGCGCCGGCAGCGCCTGGTCGATGAGGCGGCGCTCGTAAAAGGTTTTCATCTCGGCGCTCATGCCGGAGCTGCCAGTGGTGTTCTGCAGCTGCTCGTGCGCATCCGCAAACAGCTGCAGGTTCATCTTCTTCCATTTCATGGTTTGGTCCTCCTTCAAAGGTTTATGTTCTCACACCCTCGTGTGGGAAGTCGTTACAGCGTGATCTTCTCGCCCCGGCGTGCCCTGCGTTCCAGGTCTTCCAGCTGGCGGCGGCTCATGCTGGCCACGTCCACATGGGTGGTCACCGCGCCGCCTGGCCGGGTGCCGTTCTCGCCGGGTCTGCTGGCCCGCTGCTGAATGCGTGCCGCCACGCCCTGCTCCACCTTCTGGGCGGTCTGGGCCGTGGCCTGCTGCATGATGTGGTCAAAGTAGGCGGCCCGGTAAGCGTCCGGCAGGCTCACGCCCCGGCGCATCAGGTCGGCCACCTGCTCGTTGGCCAGCACCTCCTGCAGCTCAAAATCCGGGTACTGGGTCTTCAGCTGGGCGGCCTGGGCCTCCCACTGTGCCTGGATCTGGCTCACCCGCTGCTGGCGGGCTGCTTCCTGCTGCATGGCCTGCAGCTGGGCGTTGCGGGTGTTGCTGCGCTTCAGGTCGCTCTCCATCTTGTCCAGCTCCCGGGCCGTTTTCACGCTCACACCCCGCTGCTGGGCCAGGTCCTCGTAATATTTCTCGTCCTTCACGCGGCCGTTCTCCACCGCCTCGATCAGGCCGTCCATGTCATCGGTGTCCACGCCGTAGGCATTGGCCAGTGCCTGGGTCAGCCGCGCCACCTGCGGATTCTGCCGGATGTTCTCCGTGGCCTTATCAATGGCCCGCTGCATCATCTCCTGGAACACGTCGCTGTATTCGCCCTGCACCATCTCGCCAAAGGCTCTCCGGCGCTCCTCCGGGGTCTTTTCGGCCTTGGGCTCCTTGGCAGGTTCCTGGTGCTTCTCCGCTTCCGCCGGGTCACTCTCACTGCCAGAGGCCCCCTCCTTGAGGGGGCTGCCGCCCGCAGGCGGCTGGGGGAGTTTCTCCCCGCCTGCCGCCTTCCCCTTCAGCGCCCCGCTGCGCCGTGCCAGCCGCTCCTGTGCCGGCCGCAGGGCAGGCTCCTGCACCGCCGGGGCGGCCGCTTCCGCCGCACCGCCCTCTGCAGCCCCTGCGCCGCCGTCTCCGCCTTCTGCGAAATACTGCAGGTTCATCTTGCCGCTCACCATGTCCGCCAGCTTGTCAGGTTCCAGTTCCTTGGTATCGGCATACACATAGTGCACCTCCAGTTCCACGTTCTCCGGGTAGCTCTCGGCCAGGGCGTCAATGCCGTCCTGCACCAGCTCCACCCAGGCGTCCGCCATGTCCTGCGTCTGGTCGGTGGGGGTCATTTCCACCTTCATCCAGC